GTCTTGTCGCCCATTGTCTTATTGGTCAGAACGTCTAAAGCGCCCAGAGACAGTTTCGATGCGGCTTCTGAGCCAACAGCTGCCTCTGCCCTGACAGCTTCTTTACCGAACTTGCCCCACCGTTCAAGCTCTGGCGCGACCTGCTGCGGCCTGAGTATATACTCATCCGCAAGGTCTTTGATTTTACCGAGCATACGGCCAAAGGCAGATGGCTCAGGCCCTGCTACAAGCTGCTGACTTTCATACAGAGGAACACTGTGTTGCTGTGAGATGTCAAAAGCAGCACGGGCGCTGGCATCTATCTCTATCGGATTATGTATATTTGGCTCAGCAACAACTTCATCATCAGCACCAAAGGTCTGTTGTGGCTGGTCTGATACGCTAACAACTTCGTCGTCAGTTCCGAACACTATCTTTTCCTCTTGATTTTGCCGTCTGTATCCAAATAAACCGTGCCACTTGGCAGGGCATCGTATTCCGCCTGTGTTGCGGCTTGACCGCCTGACTTCTCTGGACTAATTTTTTCTCATTAACAAGATGTCTTTTCATCAGGTCAAGTTCTTTGGCTTTGTACGCAGACTGTTTTTCCCTGAGTTTTTTCTCATTGGACAGATGCCGTTTCATTAAATCCATATCAGCAGCACTTGTCTTTGCACCGGCTTCAAGCTGTTTGGCCTCTGTATAGATGTCCACGGCTTTAGGGATGCGGCCTGCCGCTATCTCATTGTCTACCCAGTTCAGCAAACTTTCGTTGACATTCTGCATTATCGCTTTGTGCGCCGCTGCTGTTGTCTCTATATCGGCAGCACTCTCCCAGCTACCCGTAATTGATTGCTTAACAGCTTCCACTGTAGATTGTAAATGTGCCGCAGTAGCAGGTGGGTAAGGATTTTCAATTTTATTCATAGCCCAGTCGAAGGTCTTCTGGCTTATATCTTTATCTACATAGCGATGGTCTAACAGGGTCTTGATTGCCCCCTGAGTGGTTTGTGTGCCTTTACCGGCGTCAATCAAAACGGACATAACTGCGCTTTGGCCGTCAGTAGTGGTGTTGGTGGGCAGGTCTTTGGCATAAGAACCGTCTAATCTGGCCTGCCACTGGTCTCGTTCTATTTTGTCCTGACCGCCCGCGTCAGGGTACATTTGAGCAATAGTATCCATTGTCAGCGGCTTGTCTGTCTGACCTGTGAGAGCTTTTGTAAAGTCCTTTGTAGCTTGTAAGTCTTTTGCCGCTTTGTTTTTTTCGGTCTGGCCTTTGTAAAACTCTTTCCAGTGGACAAAATCATTCGACAGGGACTCTTTGGAACGAATACCTGAACGCGGTATGCCTGCATACGCAGGGTCAGTATCTATTGATTTACTGAAAGCGTCTTTTGTCATATCCGATTTTGCTAATACAGCGACCTTCTCGCTTGCAACGGCATAACGCTGCTCACCAAGATACTTCTGCCGGGCAGCTTCCGCATCGGCTGTCTGTTTCTCTATCATCAGCTTCATCGTAGCGGGGTCGTGCCAGAGCGGATTACGAGGGCCGTCATTTTCTTCAAGCTGACCTTTTTCGTTATAGTGATACCCTGACAGATTGGCCAGCTCGTTACGATGTATTTGAGCGTCCTGCTCGGTAGTGGCATTTACAATAGCATCGGTCAACAATGCTGTTTGGGCATTATAATTAGTCTGATAATTACGGGCGTCAACAGAACTTTTGTGCGACAAAGTTTCATTCTGCTGGCCTATATCGTGTTCCTGTTTCCAGATGCCGTAATCGTTTTGTGCTTTTGTATTTGTGAATTTCGGGGCTACCTCTGTCTGTCTTTTTCTCAGAGCCTCTTCCCAGGTTGAGGTGTCAGTCAGGGTGTCACGTTCTTTTGCCCAGTTCTGGTCGGCTTGCAGTGACACCAGCTTGGCATTGTTCAACTGGTCATAATACTCAGCCTCTTTGTTCTGCCTCATCACATCAAGACCGGCAGCAGTCATTGTATTGCCTATATTGCCCAGTTCGCGCAGCGGGGCGCTCATTGCTCTTACGTCAACTTCGGCTGCGTTGCCCGCTGTCGGTAATGGTGACACTTGTCTAAAATATCTTGGGTCTGGCATATTATTTACCTGTTAAGGAAAACCAACTCCTGATACCCAGTCGTTTGCCTGACTTGCAACACCTTCTAAACTGTTTGCGCCAAAAGGTAATTTACCTCCGCCTGCACCCAGAAGGTACATAGAACCAATCCCCTGTGCCGCGCTGCCGGCAGCTCGCAAGTAACCCGCTGTTCTTGCCTGTTTACCCTGTATGCGGGCCATAGCGCCCTGCTGCCTGAGTCCTGTTGCTTTAAGCTGGTAATTGTTCATCGTCACACGGGCGTCCGCTTCATACTCTCTGGCCTGGTCTGCAAGACCTATCAGTTTACTGCCTGACATAATACCGCCTGTCGCATAGGTACTGGCTATCATAGCAGCTTGAGCGCGTTCGGCGTTCTTGCGAATCTCGCGTGATTCATATTGGCCTGCCTGCTCAGTTGCTTTGGCCTCTGCGTTAGCGACTTTCTCCTGCCACATACCTGCGGCATTGGCCTGTTCGCCCTCTTTGATACTGGCAAAGGCCGATATACCCATTCCGGCTGCAATAAATGGTATCACATTATCCTCGCGTACAGAAAACTGTCTGAGCCATCGGGGTTAAAGCATTTGCGGCCAAATGGCGTTTCAGAATGAAAGCCCAGATATTCTATGAATCTTATACCTGCGGCAAAATTACATTTAACATTGGCCTCACAGCGACGTATTTTCATAACCTGTATATGCTCATCCAGATACCGTTTGGCAATCCGTAACTGTTGAAAGCCTTTACGAACAGCTATCAGTTTGAACCACACTTCACACACTCCCGGCCATAAAAAGGCCGCACCAAAAGCGCACAGTAGTCCGTGTTCGTCCTCTACAAAATATGCAGGCCCGACATTACCAGTAAGATACTGTTTATACTTGTCTATCAGCCATTGTTCAGACAGATTAAGACGGTCTATATCGTTCAGTGTCATTGATGTTACTTTCAGCATTAGTTCTCACTGACTACTACTTTTATTACTACGGCGGTCAGGTTAAACGGGAATGGGCCTGTCTGCACAAACATAATGCGCAGTTCATCTTCTGTCCCCGCGTCAACAGGCAGTCTTATCTCCCCCGTGTAGGGCTGGTCAGAGCCGAGATACTGGTCAGGCCAGTTACGGAAAGGTATGTCCCACATTGTTGGAGTGACAAACGGGGCTGCAATGCCATACTGACCGTACATTGAGCGATAAAAGCACCCTACAATCTCAGGTATGCTCTTTTTATACCCAACGGAGATACCTCCCGCTATTGGAATCTCTATCGGCAAAGTAGTCAGGGTAGATGTGAAAGGCAGGCCAATAGTAGCTGCAGTGACATTAACATCCTGAGTATTCTCATAGTTTCTGACTACTACATTACCGTCTGCCACATTAGCATCACAATACTGATTACCGTCGTGAAAGATTTGAACTGTTTTGCCTTCTAAGTGTGATAGGCCGGTTATATGATGAGTTGACACTCCGCTGTATGTCAGTCCACTGTCTACGAACCAGCAGTTATTCGAGTCTGTATCCCAGTCCTGTGGTTTCAGCTTTTCTACATAGCGACAGTTATTACCGTCTATATTACGATTGATTATGAACCATACTTCGTCCTCGCCTCCTATCGAACTGGGTATGACCGCCACACTCTCGAAATTACCGTCTGTTACCTGTTTTGACCACGCCATAATGCCCTGCATACGGTTGTATTCGAGAGTCAGGCAGTTGCCGTCGCCCGCCACATACCACAAAACCGGGTCTGGTCTGTTCTGGACTGCTACTTCAACTACACAGGGGTCGGTAATATGTTCGGCAAAGAGAGTCAGCTCAGGAGTTACGAAACCGTCTTTGGACACATCATATATTATGTCGAAGACCTTGCGCCTGTTCCTGTCTGCATATACAATGGAGTCCCCTATTGTAGCAGCCTGCATATCGCACGAACCTGCATCAGACTGTCTCTCAGAGCCAATCGTATTGCCCGTCAGGGTAGAGGTTGTAGAAGTGCTGTAAATACGAATGGTCGAGCCTAATGTACCGGCAATAATACCTTTGGAGTCCTGAAGCCACAGGATAGGGTTTTGCTTCGCCGCGTCAACTTCATAGACAATCGCTCCCGTGTCCAGAGAAGAGGCAAACATATTCTCATGGTCGCCGCTTGCAGAAGCCCAAAAACCGGCAGGCTGATACTTAGTCCCCGCAAGGCATAATCTATTCTGATACATACAGACCGCCCGCGGATAGCCCCTGTATTCCGACCACGCGCCCTCCGCCCATTTTGTAGTAGCGGCAGTTCCGGCCAGGGTGCTTACAACGTCAGCAGTAACACTGTTTGGGCCTGTATATGCCGTTATTTTAACGTATCCTGCTATATCTGAATTAAAAGCAGTTAGAGTATAGGTGCAGCCACCATTTGTAATGTTTGTCGCAGTTACGCGATAGATAAAACCAGGTGATGATTCATTACCGGCAAATTCTACTGTAGCCGCTTCTCCTCTGCGCATATTCAGTTTCTGGTAAACTATTGTCCACGTTGTTCCGGCGTCTTCGGATTTTTGTAAAGACAGCAGGCCAAGCCAGCCAAAAGGGTCGTCTCCGTGCAGGTCGGCCAAAGTGAGCGTGAAATCACCTTCAATGAAAACGGAAGCGCTGTTGCCGTCGGCAGTAAAACTTCCGGATGTAGCCGCCTGGTTGGAGTCTTCGATAATTTTCCATAATGCGCCAACGTGGTTGATGTCAAAGATATTGGCGTCCGCAGTCAATGTAATACTACCTGTCTTTCCTGACGGCGTTACTTTGGTAGTTGTGGTGTTCTGAGTGAGAAACGGCCCCCAGAGCCAGTTGACATCTGCAATAGTCCAGTTGGCGTGGTCGAAGCGGCTGAGCTTCTGCACGGGATAATCAGGGTGAGCTATATACATAATATCATTTTTCTGAACGTATTGCAAACCGCGTAAGTCATTGCTATCGTATATACTCGAAATATAATAAGGATTATTGTTGCTGTCTAAAATTTGTCCTGAGCTTCCATAGCAGACAGCGGTTAAAAACAATAGTAAGATTAGTGCATATTTTTTCATTTATGGCTCCGTTCTGTAAAAAGTAATACTCTCTTGGCCAAAACTCAGAATATAGGCATCACTTGTAGAATATACAAAAGGAAGAAGACGAGCCAGCTCTCCGGTACTTGTATCTCCTGACTGCGATACGCTGGTAACAGTTTGATTGACAAATTTCAGAGGATAGTCTGGTGTGTTATAAATAGTCCACGTTGTGCCGGGACTGTTTGCGTTCCAGGTTCGGCCATAATAGGTGCTGGTACTATCAGATATTCTTTGCCAGTTGACCGCATTATTAAGACTGCTTCCGGTTGCAAAACCCACAACAGCATATAATTTATTTGCTATAAGCGTAGCTGGTGCAGAGAATGTAATTTTAACCCAGCTTCCGTTATAACTTGGAGGAGTTGAGTTTTTTACATTAACAAGAGATAAATCCACCGTTGCTGTCGCTAAAACTGAAGTAGACACTGGTTTGCCCGTAAGCTCGTTATCGGTAAGCGTTCCCCATATTTGTATGTTAGTAATACCAGGAGTTCCGGTCTTGGTTAAAAACAAATATAAATCAGACACGGTTACATTATACGGGCAGAGGAATGTTTGCGCAAAATACGCTGTATCGCTAAAACTCTTGAATACTCCTCCCGTAGGCAGCGTAGTGTCGCCGAAATTTACCAAAGATACGTTTACATCTGTAATACCGGATATATATTCGGTACCCGGACGACGTACTGTCTGTCCTGTTTGCTTGACCAGAAAATTGGTCATTTCTTCCGTACCTGACTGGCGCTGCGCAATGTCAATCCTGTACTTTATCAGAGGGCTTAACCAGCCTGAGCTTAGATTATTGGTGAAATTCTGCCCCGCGTAGATGCACACGGTCAGGCAGACCATACAGAACAGCAGCAGTAATAACAGTATCTTCTTCATTCAACAGTACGGTAAAAAGCTATTGTGTCTTTGTTAAATACCAAAACGTATGTGTCGCTGGTTGAGTATTCAAAAGGCATCATACGCGCTGCATAATTCACATCATTTATTTCCCCGATGTATTCAGTACCGCTGCGACGAAAAGCCGCACCCTGCTGTTTGACCACGAAATTAGTAAGCGTCTCTACACCCATCTGTCTCTTTTCAAGGTCGGTGCGGTACTTGAGCAGAGGGGTCAGTTCACCAGAATTAAGAGCCACAAAAATAGCGGCTGAGGCAGATGACGCGCACAACAATAGTAGCAGCAGTGATTTTCTCATTTTAGTAAAACCATCCTACACACCACACGGTCAAATTAGTGGTAGACATTTCTGATATTCTGCACCATATTCGTTTGCCTGACTGACGGTTCAAAACAAGCGAGGCCATATCGTCCGCACCTGTATAGTTCTGTGCCGTTACGCCGCCTTTCCACCAGGTTTCAGGAGATGCGTCTATGGTATCTGCCCACGTATAACAAGGGTCGGCTGCACCGGCATTTAACTCAGCAGAAGGACTGACTGGATTATGACTCAGTTGGGCCTTGCCGATAGTGCAGTTGACATCACAGACTAACTGGGCGTTGCCGCCGAAGTCAGCGATATATACCTGCGCATTGAATGTATTACCATCGGGAGTCAGGTTGGCATCGTCGTAGGCGTAGAACGCTATTTTGAGATTGGCAGCCCCTTTGGGTATCTCAGGCCACGCGGCAGTCGCTCCCCAGTAAGTGCCATCAACACCGAGAGCGGCTGCGTCTTCCGAGGCTACAGCTATCAGAAAAGGCGTCGGCTGTACTGTTTCTACTGTGTCAGCCGATGCCGTTGACAGCGTAAATAACAGCGATAAAAGGCCTAAAACAACACAGACCGCTATTGCCAGCAGAAGTACAGACGCCAACGGAACTAATATCTTGTCTTTGATGTTTAATGACATATAATCTTTTGTAACTCCCATATTAAATTCCTTAAATTGATAGGTTGTCTAATTCTCTGCCTGCTGCCTCAGCCCACGACGGGCTGCTGGCTGAGTATTTGTTATACAGTTCGTTGCCGTTTTGTTCTTTGGCATTGAGATATGCCTCGCGGTATTCCGCCTGTGCTTTGGACTCACGGCTGGTCTGCTGCGTGATGTTGGGCGATAAGATATGAGCGATACGAGCGGAAATCAAGCGGTGAAACCATCGTCGCATCAGGGTGACATCACTAACAGTCGCTGAACCGGCCTCTCCTACCCAGCGGTTGTAGCAGAGGAAGCCTTCTGTCTGGTTTGTAAATACAATTTTACCCTCTACCGTAGACGGGTATACAACATCGTCACTATCGGTATCACTCACGCCCCTGTTGTATAGCAGGTCGGTCGGGATGACGTAGCCGTAGTCGTATGCACCGTGAGCGAGCGACTCCTCGACGGACGAAAGAACGGCTGCATCCGTGCCTGTACTGAGACTTTCTGCCGCTGTCAGCGTATCTGACGGTTTTGTTATCAAATATGTCGTATCAGACAGCACTTCAAGCACGGTACAGGTCTTGCCGCTCACAGCGCCAGTCAGGACAGCGCCTACCGTCCAAACGGCTGGCGCAGGAGCAGCAACTACGGTCAGTAGATTTACGGCCACAAGGTCTGTCAGGCTGACCCGCTTGCGGTTAAAACACCAGTCGTCAGCAAGCAGCTCAGCTATAATGTCTTCCAGCACCAGCACTATTTTATTAGCATTGGGTGTGGTCGGGCTGAGTGAGGTCAGCGGTGTCTGGCCGACGGAAAGCAAGCCAATGTTGGCGATAGCCAGTTTATCAGTGGTATTACTCATTTACGTCACCTAAAAATTAGTCTGCATCGGGAACAATGGTTGCCTGTGCAGCGCCAGCAGAACTCCATCCGTAAATAACCCAGTAATCAGCAGCAGTACAAACTACTTCATAAATAGAATTAGCTGTTAAAGCACACTGGTTAGTGCCATCGCAATCAACATTGTTTATTTTGGCATTAGAACCTGCAAGGGTTTCAAGCTCTACGCCGGTAGTAGGTGATGTAATACGAATCACATTACCAATAACGGCTGCTGGTAGTACTACGACCTTATCTGCATTATCGGAAGAAACTGTAACAAAACTTGCACCATCCGGAATCAAGCCTGTAGTAAGACCGTCGGCGGTTGCAGTAACAGTTTGACTGCCTGTTTGCAGACCTTTTGTAAAAGTGGAATGACCGTCTACTTTAAGACCCCCGGTAGTATCGGTAACTTCGATTTCAACCGCATAGGCGTCAGCACGGGCCGTTCCTGTATCCACAAATCTGGCAAGGTATCCTTCTGCAGCAGCTATAGGCTGTCCGGTTGTATTGCCTACAAACAGCAAACTTGAGCCGGCATGAGCAAGGGCCGTATCAGAAGATATTTGCACCAGGCCGATGTTATCCGCGCCATTCCAGTTGTTTGTAGCGGCGTCGAATTTAGCAAGCGATACAGTACCTGCAGCTTTTGCTATTGCGTTAAGAGCAGTAGAAGTTGTGGCATTGGCCGTAATCTGCAAAACATCACCTGTGCCTGCGCCTGTAAGCTGTACGGTATCATCATCTGCATCAACACTGGTAATATCCATCAGCACTCCGGCAGTTGCGCCGCCCGCGATGGTCATCTGATTATTCAGCATCAAAGCAGGAGAGGTATCGGTTGTTTCAATCTCAACGGCGTAAGCGTCTGTTACTGCTGCACCAGTATCTTGTACGAAACGAGCCAGATAACCTTCAGCAGCAGCAATCATCGTGCCTGTATTTTGAACCATTAACAAGGTAGCGCCTGTGTGTATCCCGGCAGTATCGGTAGTTAAAGTGAGCATACCTACGTTGTCCGCACCATCCCAGTTACCAGTAGAACCATCAATAACAACTGAGGCGGTAGTCTGGTCGGCAACGGAAATGACCCTCAGTCCTGTACCCAGCACGTCAGAGTTGGTAATCTGAATAGCATCTGAGGCAGCACCATTAGCAATCTGCATAATGTCGGTATCGCCGGTGTCATCATTGCCTGTTATAGCGACTAAAACGCCGGTTGAGTCTGTGCCGGTAATCTGGAGTTGATTGTTCAGTTTCAAAGCAGGAGTTGTATTGGTAGTTTCTATTTCTACCGCACAAGCCCCGGTTCGGGCCGTTCCTGTATCGACGAAGCGTGCGAGATAGCCTTCAGCTCCGTCTTTCGGCTGACCAGTGGCGTTACCAACAAACAGCAAGGTCGCTCCATTATGGGTCAGTGCCGAATCACTGTTGATATGAACAAACCCAACATCATCAGCACCAAGCCATCCTGCTGTGGCATTGGCAACTATACCGGATACAGTACCACTTGCCACACCTACTAAGTTGATACCGCCTGTAGTAGCATCAGTTGGTGAAACCTGTAAACAGTCGCCTGTACCAAGATTGGTAATAGTCATTGCATCGGCGTTACCAGTTGTACCTACGCCCGCGACCTGAAGAATTGCACCACCGGCAGCATCCTGTCCATTGATAGCTACGATACCGTTAGTTGCCAGAGCAGGCTGAGTAGCAGGCACTTCAATCTCAACAGCAGAGCTATTTGTTCTCGCTGTACCTGAGTGAACGAACCGGGCAAGGAATCCTTCTGCAGCGGTGATAGGAGTCGATGAATCTGTCACGACTATGCCGGATGCACCGGCGTGAGCATAGGCAGTGTCATTTTGTACCAGTAATTGTCCCTTATTGTCTGCCAGGTTCATATTATTGGTAGAGGCATCAAGAACAACAAGCGGAACGGTACTGGCTGCATAGCCAATCATATTCAGACCATTGGTGGTAGCACCGCCCGGACTGATTTGCAGACAATCACCAGTGCCTGTATTCGAGATGGTCATAGCATCTGCATTACCTGTGACTCCTACACCGGCAACCTGAAAGATGGCTGCCCCGGCAGCATCCTGCCCGTTTATTTTCGTTATGCCGTTGACAGCAAGTGCGGGCTGGGTCGCGGGGACTTCGATTTCCACGGCAGTGGCATTTGTCTGTGCAACGCCTGAATGGACAAAGCGGGCCATAAAACCCTCTGCTGCGGTAATAGGCGTGCTGGAATCTTTAATGACCAAAGCTGATGCTCCGGCGTGAATAAACGGGTCATCAGTCTGGATTAGAAGCTGTCCGACATTATCAGCACCATCCCAGTTGTTGGTCGAGCCGTCAAGTGTAACAAGAGCAGTAGTACCGCTTGCCGCGGAGATAATGTTAATACCGCCGCCGGACACTGCGCCAGGTGAAATCTGTAAGGCGTCACCTGTTCCGGCAACCGATATAGTCATAGCATCGTTGTTATTAGTTGTCTCGCCGTGAACGACGGCAAGGGCTGAGTTATTTACAGCGGCGCCGGTAGTCAGCGTAATAGCATCACCATCTACGGTAATTGCTGAGCCAGCATCGTATGAAGCGTCAAGTGAGTTACCTGATGCCGTGGCCAAAGCCACAAAAGCAGCCCCTGTATATACTTTTACTGTGTTGGTAGCGCTGTCGTAATACAACATCCCCGTTGCGCCTGTCGGTTCAGTAGTGGGTGTCAACTGTACATACAAACCGCTTCCGAGAGCAGTTTCAAGTTCCTGCGCCCAGTTCCATATAAACGGCACGGCCTGTGTTTTCTTGCCGTAGGCGGCGGGTTTGTCCAGTGTGGTATAGGTCATAGTCGCCTGAGTTACGCTTGCCATAAGGACGAGCATAATCAGGAGGGTTAAATACCTTTGAATTCTCATTTGCGTCTTTCCTTTCAAAAAGTTCTAAAAGGGGCTAAGCCCAGAGAACAAAACGGTCTGCTGGGCCGCCCCAAAATATCTTCAATTTCTGTTAATCCGTAAATCAAGCCACCACTTTTTGTAGCGACTCGTTTTCGCTTATCGGCTCGCTGCTTAACTCGATGTCAACGATAATGTCGCCGACAACAGACGTACTGACGGCCTTTACCCAGCCGCCGATGAACTTCTGCAAAACATCCATCCGGCAGGGAACGGCGAACTTGGCTCCCGTCACTATCTTGGACGGCAGCAGGGAGATAGCTCCGCAAATCTCGTAAAGCGAGGTCAGTGCGGCAGCAGCGGCAGTCCTGATTTGAAACTCTACGCCTTCTGTCCCGACAATGGTTGCCTGGGCAGGTGCGGATATAATAATCACATTCGCAAAGCAGCCAAGCTGGCCGTCGGTCAAAAGAGCGTTGGCAGCGGAGTCAACTTCCATATCTTTTACATTGTCAGTAACCGCCCCCGTGCTGTCTAAGCCAGAGTAGGTCTGGCTGTTGCTCAATACTAATACTTCGTCTCTCATGTTTATTTTCCTTTCATTTGTTTGTTTTTATTTCAATCTGACTACTTAACTAAACTGCACCAGCTTTGGTTACGTCACGACAGCCTGGGTATTGGTGATGATTTTGTCATCCAGCTCACGAATCGGTATACCCTGATAGTCCTTCACGGGACGGCCAAACACTTCCGTAGTGGGCCAGTAGACGTTGTTCTTGCTGCGGGAGTAGTTGTTGAACAGCGCGCCCATAGTGCGATTCATATAGATGCGCGTTCTGGACAGGTCTAAGTCCAGGCGGGACACAAGGAGAGCGAGTTTGTCAAAGAAGTCATCGTCAACTGAATTTGCACCGCCCGGTGTCGGATTGATGTTCACCATTGCACCGATTTTGAGATTGTTGCCGACTGCAAGACCGAACCACGCCTTGAAGATTGCGACGTAGGCGTAGTAGCGTGCGGTCACGTCGTCAGCGTCGTTGACCGGCTCACGGCCTATATCACGAACAATTACGCCGTTTGTGGCCCCTGGAATCTGACCTCCTGATGGGTAAATGCCGTATGCACCGTCTTCGGGATTGAGTTCAACAATGAGAAGTCTGGTTGTAGCCGAACCACCGCCTGTGTAACCAGCGCTTATCACATTATTGAGGCTGTTGCCGCTAATGGTGTTCACTCTGGGAAGCAGGCCATTGATGTGTTCGCCGCCGCTGGTTGATGCACCGTTGAAGAAATTGTTGACGACATCTTTACCGAGGGCACGGGTGTGCGACTCATCCTCCATACGCAGCTTTTCGACTTTGCCCGACTGTGACAGGGTGTCTACGCGGTCGCAGTCGATTTGACGACGCTGCTCCATCAGCACAACGTCCTCCCAGACTGCCTGGGTCTTAGTGACTGTCGGCTTTACGCCTTTGTCGAAGCCGCGGATTGTGCTGGCGGGAATGGACGCTGTGCGGACGACTTTTTCTTTCAGCCCGTGGCTGGCTTCTTTGAAAGGCCAGTCGGCAAAAAAGTCGTTTACGCCAAAGTAATTCATCACCTGAATTACCTTTGACATATTTTTGCCGTCAATGGTTTCGGCAAACCTGTCTAACAGGGTATAACCTGAATTTGGATACGCTGTGGTCATTTGAACAACTCCTAACAAGATAGTTAAAATTGTCTTATCGGGAGTCGTCTGTTACACAACAGGTTCCCTGACGCTTAACGGTTGTCTGAACCGCTCTGCACTTTACAGAGTAAGCACCAGTTTCTCATTGCTGAGAGTCGCTGAACTATTTTACAACCGAGTCACTCTTGTGAGTTTCGGTATTATTAACTTTTTCACATCTACGCCGGTTTGTATGAGGGTGATGTAGCGGGGTCAAAGACACCTGCCGGTTTCTCACCGCCTGTCGCACTTGTACCGCCTATCGTGCCTTTTTCCAGCACTAAGGGGGCTATCTCAGCCAGTAACTCGCGGATAGCAGGCTGATTGCGAAGACCGAATGTGTCCAAAATTTTGACGACATCCGCACCGGCTTTGAATTTGCTCAGAGCGTCGTCACCTGCTTTGACGAACTCACCGTACTTACCCTGATATTTGTCCTTCAGGGCCTGCTCCTCAGCAGCCATCAGGGCCAGTCCTTTATCTTCTATCGCTTTAGTCTGAGCGGCAAGACCGGCAACTACCTTTGTCCATACACCGGACAGGGCTTTAGCAGGCAAACCGACTTCCAAAGCGGCCTTGCGGACTTCATTGGCTATTGTGGTGAAACCTTCTTTGTCCTCTTCAGGCACGGGCAGTTCATAGCCCTCTGGTTTGTCGGGTACGCCAACTGCCTTGCGATATGCCGCTACATCTTCGGGTGAGGCTTTTTCATCTGGAATCCTCACCATACCTTTGTACTTCTCAGCGTATTTAGCCTCGTTCTGGGTGGCTTTACGCTGGGCGGTTGCAGCCATCTTGGCCAGTGAGCCAATGTCTTTGATGTTATCAAACATCTTGGTCGGCTCCTGCTTGGTGGCAGGGTCGTTAAAGTAATCATCCCCCAACAGGGTGGGCAACTGTGTTCTGAAATCCTCTGTCAATACGCCTGTGTCGTCTGTGAAACTCATTTTGTTCTCCTTCTGTTTTTATATGACCATATCTTTTTAATATACCCCCACAAGCCGGGCATATCAACCGTGTTGTCAGTATTTCTGTATATCACACTCAGCAAGTCCTTCGCAAAGTTGTTCAGAGCTACATCAGCGGGTGTCTCAGCAGGCTGCATAAACTTCAGCATATCCAGAATCTCGGTCAGCACTATCTGACCCTCTGGAGTCAGGAATAACAGACGAAAGCGCGACACGGTCGTACTTCTCTGCTGCGGGTCGGCCAGCCATTTTTGAAATATGTCATCCATATATTATTACCGCGCTCGTTAATACCGCACATAACCAGTAGTTATGTCTTTTACAGCCACAATATCCATTTTTCCATTTTCATTCAGCGGTTCTTTCTTACAGACTAAAAAAGAACCATCAGAAAACCTAAACGTCCGATAATTACCTTCATCTTCTACTACCATAGTCTTAGCCTTTAGCCCTTTTTCTGGCTGCCTTGCGCTTGCTCGTATACATACCTTCGCATTTGCCTACAGCGGCCTTCTGGTCAAGACCTTCCTTCATACAAACAGGAACACATCTTGCCACATAATCGCTGCGGCTTTCACCTGGTTTAACACTCGGCATATTATCCCCCTGCTCTTGCCTGTGCAGCCTGCTTTCTACGCTTACGCTCTTCCCACATACGGCTGAACCAGTTGCTGCCTTTTGCGCGGGTTGCGGCAGGACTGGTCTTACCGCTCTCTGCTCCTCTGGCAATACCGGCATAGCCGCGACGTTCTTCCTGCGCTGTTATGGCCCGCTCTTCAGGGGTCATATCAGCCCATTTTTTCTTTACAATGCCCATCTGTTACCTCATATTGAGTTTCTTCTCGATTGCGAGCAAACGCTGTTCGTGATTGTTCACTGTACCCTCGCCACAGGGCACTTCAGCAGGTGCGGCCTCTTTTGGCTTCTGCTCCTGTGTCTGCACTTTTCTCTGCGGCGGCTCATTCTCACTGGGCAAGCCGCCTGCAGGTTTGCGAAGAGGCTTGTCCTGCGCTTTCAAACCGCCGATACCGTTGTGTATGTTCTCGTTCATAATCAAACCTTTCTCAATTCAAATACTGACCGTGATATTTTCGGACAAACCTGTAATGATGAATTGACATACCGCATATTCTGCTTAACTGCTCAAGCACATACATCGGCATATAAACCCACCACTGCCACGTAGCATATTCTGTTAGATTTGTCCACTGCATATTGGACTATCTCAACCCGGCTTTCTTTTCCAGCAACCATATTCTTTTTTCGTGGTCGTTCACAGTGGCCTCGCCATTGGTCACGTTAGGCGGAGTTTCTACCACTGTCTTGGTCTCTGTCTTTTCCTGTTTTACTTCTGTCTTTGCCATTTGTTATGTCCTTTCTAAAAAGTTAAGCTGCCTTCATCATTTTGCTCAAGACCGAATCGGCCTCAATTTTACGGCCCAAATTTGGTATGGCCTTGCTGCTCTTGGCCATTAGCTCGGCGCTCATAGCCGCTTCTTCACGCTGCGCCTGTATCGCCCTGAGTTCCTGAACCTCACCTTCATCCAGTATAATTTCTTCCGGCGCATTACCCGCACGCAGTATCTTACGCATCAGTGAGTCACCTTCTACCACGGCCATAGCCTGCGGCACAACACTGGCTGCGGCCTGTATGTTGCTGATAGCTGATAAGAGATTACCGGTTTCGTAATACTGCTGGAGTAATTGGAACAGCGGCCCTACATATTGAATCTCTGTGCGACCGTCCTGTGCATCTAATACCTCCTGCGGCGGGGCGGGCGCTCTGCCCTGTTCGGCCTCTATCTGGTAGATTCGCTCGAACTCAGTATCAGTATTATTGCTGAGTGTGCCTAAGAACGGGGCCATCAATACAGTCTGCTCGGCCTGAACACCTCTGACCATATCGCGGTTCTTATATTCCTTACCCATAGCGTTCATACGCTGCATCGCTTCAAACAGAGGGACGCCAAACCTGTTTTCCACAAGCTGTGTCCATTTTTGATAGTGTTCAGCCCCGAATGGATAACCACTGGAGTCTAACAAGCGGGTCACGAGGTCGCCCATCTTGAGACCGGCGGTGTCCGAGCGGCCCATAAAGTTGACAGCGCCCGCACCCATATCCAGCTTGTTCTTCAGGGCAGAGGAAATCAGCATAGGAGGTCGGGCGGCTGTCTGCGATGCTATCAGCAAATCACGGCTCATAAAGTTACAGGTCAGTATATCCACGAGCATCTGCGACACAATACCCCTGCCGTACAACTCGTGTGAGGGTCTGTTGAGACTCCACGGTATCGGGTTGAGGGTAGCTGTGCCTGTCTGTAGTATTATCTTTTTGGCAGCTACATTAAGATAGTAGTGCTGCCATTTCATATTGCGGACGCCGACTTTACCAGCCGTGTAATCAGTATTTTTGTATATGGCGTGGATGATTACGGCTTTCTGGTTGGGCGATTTTTCGAGTGCAGTCTGCTGTACCTCACTCAGAGAGTCACGGCCAAACTCGCCTTCTATTTCTCTCAGGGTCTTGCTGAACTTGTGATGTATGCCCGTTGGACGGCCCCACCAGTCAAGACGATGCCACATTTCACGGGGGTGCGGAACCATACAGATTAGTTTTCCAGTCTCAGCATCGTTATCTATATAGGTATAGGCGTCCCCTATGCAGGCGGCATCGCGGAGAGCAACGCCTTTCTGGTCGTAGTAGTTGCAGCGGGCCAGTGTATAGCGAAGATGCTCGTCCGTATCCTGAAGCCACTGGCGTATCTGTTTGGACTCATTCATTTTCTTCTTAGCCATACGCTGTCTGAACCAGGAGTCATTAGCGGGCATATAATAGCCTAAAATTCCATTTCCCCATATATCAAGGCTCCTTATAGCGGTGGAGTCGTAGATACGTCTGCTTTTGGTATTGGGCTGACCCTCTGTAGCGGTATCATCATAGGCATTGTGATAGTCCATCTGGTCGCTTCTGGCGGGGTAGGCCAGAGCGGTGTTCAACTGCTTGAGCGGCTCATAATCGCGGCGGGCCTGCTCCATACGGTCTTGCTCGTCCTGGATATTTTTAGGAGTTACGTCCATCTATGTGCCATTCCCCGCTACTATTTTTGCTCTTTCCTCATTGGTATTAGTATCAATAATCAGAAGGGGATAACTTGCTTCTTGTGGTTGTACTGGCTGCTTTGAAATCCACCATAAAAGGCAAATCGCATCCTGTTTTGTTTCTGCTTCCACTCGTAAATAGCCGTCTCTTTGAACTGTTACTCTCATTTATGTACCCACTCCCAGTGTTTGCTTTGACAGATTAGGTGCGGCCAGTGTCTGTGACAGCATCGTGGCCCTGCGCTTTTTGGCAAACTGCGCAATTAACGCCTCCCTGGTTACATCACCCTGCATTATTTTCTCCGGCTGTACCGGCTGCTGTACTTTAGGCATCTTGGGACTACCGAATATAGAGCTTAAAGTATTACCCATATTTCACCTTTTATAATCTTGCCAAACTCAGTGGATTATAGTCATACCGCTTCTGTCTCTGTACTGCAACAGGAAAATTCGACTCCATACTGCCTAATATCTCACCGTCGAACTCCGAGTAGCGATATACGACCGCTAAATATGAGAAAGCGTCACCGACGTGGCGACCCCAGCTTTTGACGGCATCCTCAAAATATACTGGTTTATCAGGCGTAGAGAGACCTTCGTTTCGTCTCTTTCTCCAGTCTTTCAGTCCTTCGACGCCTTCTGCGGCTTTTTTAGAGAACCAGCACTTAGGCATTATACCGCGAGCGGCCTCGATTCTGTCCTCCACGCTGCATCGGTCTATGATTTCAAAATTGAGGCCCAGCAGCCGTGCTACATCCATTGTGTATGTGCCTGTCTGGAAGGACCTGGCATTACTACCGGCTATGTCAGGCGGGGCATAGTGTTTACCGTAGATATACTTCTTGTCTTCAAGCACTTTAGCATACGCGGGCAGGCCCTGACCCACACAGTCGTAGTAGAAGTCTATCAGGTGTATCTGCTCTTTCACAAACTGTACAAACCATATAGCAGTATAGACATCTCCAATGTCCCACACAGTATGGACTTTTACAGCAGGCTCCCAGACAATATCGCCTATCCTGTCGGCAGCTTCAGCCAGCCATTTACCAAGATACGTTCCACCGCTGTACTCAGGCTTTCTACCCAGTACACGGATAGCATATTCATTACTCTCTATACCGTATTTGACCCGCTCCATCTCTTCAAATTCCCTGCCGCTCAAACCCTTGATGACCATCTTGCCGGTCTTGAAGTTGGGCGTGTCCTTAACACTGATATTGATACAATTCCAAGTGGGGTCGTTCTCACAATCGGCAAATGCACCTTGCGATGAAGTAGGATTACCAATAGCCAGTACCTTACAATCAGGGTCTAACAGCAGTGACTCAAAAGCCTTCCATATCTGGGGCATCACACCGGCGGCCTCGTCTATTATAATCAAGACATACTTGTTATGTGACCCCTGCGCCCGTGTGGCCTCACCTGTTACCGTATCCGGCTTGGTGGCGAAACCATAGGCAAACCATTTTCTCCTGGGGTCGATGTCATACTGCATCGTGGTCATATTGCCGGGCCATTCCCATTTGGCATTACTTATGGCGGTGTGTATCTCTTTCCACAGAACCTTCTCTACCTGGTCATAACTTGGAGCAGTTGTAATCACAGTAGAGGGCTTGTGTGTCAACAAGAACCACAGGGCAAGCCGAGCCGCTGTGTACGACTTGCTGACTCCGTGGCCCGCGTACACACAGGTCTTCTGATACTTCTGGACACTATCGGCCATCTCCTGCATCTTGGGCCAGACGTTCTTCCTGTCCACATCCAGACAGTCACACATAAAGGCAACGGGGTCGGCAAAGTATTTCTCTTTATACCGCTCGGCGTGGTGCTTCTCCACCTTGTCTGACTTACGAGGCCTGCGGCTGTCCGCCATTGCGACCGTTGATACAGGGGCGAGAGAGGTAATCAGATTTACGTCCTTTTTACGCATATCTTACTTACACGGTTTGATAAAGCCCTGTACCTGCCTGTCACCGTTAAACACGAGCGTAATGTCAATCTCTTTGGTGTCCACGCCCATTATTCGCACCTGCCCTGTGACTACCGCCATCGGGGCATTGGTATAAGATCGGAAGAGC